AAGTAAAGGAACTCTCAGAAAGTAACAATCAAAGGTTCTCACAGATTGAGCAGACAGCGGAAAACCTCAAATTGTCTGTTACAAAAATAGAGGAAGATGTAACGCAGTTGGGGCTGGACATCAATGGGGTTACCGATGAACTTAAATTATATGTCAAAAAAGACGGATTAGGTTCAGAAATCAATGTGGCACTTGATAACATTTCCGTGGTTTCCAAAAATATATACTTTACCGGAAATATATCCGCCAACGGGAATGTGTCTATTCAGGCAGACGGGACAATAAAGGCTATTGGTGGATATTTTGAAGGAGAGATAAATGCAAACAGCGGGGTGTTTAAAAATGTAAGAACTCCTAACAACTCTTTGGTGATAGACGAAAATGGGAATGTTAGCATTGTTGGCAAAATATCAACCGCTTCGTCAGGTACAAAAATAGAAATAAACCCAAATTCAAACAGCCTAAAATTTTATAATTCAAAAGGATATGATGTGGGTGGAATTTCATTCCTTGATAGTGGAGGCGGAGGTACTTCTGTTACTTACCCAAGATTAAAATTGGACAATATAGCAAGTAATGGCAACTTAACTGCGTCTACTACCCTTTTTGCAGGGTCATTGTCAATGATTTCAAATTTAAGTGGTTCAAGATACCAGGTGTCTCTTGGCGTCAGCGGACTTTCTTTTTATAAAGATGGAAGATTAACTAAATCATACCCAAGCTCATGAAAAAGATAAATTTTAAACAATTACTGATTGCTACGGACATTACCCGTAAGCATTGTGAAAATATAGATTGTAGAGAGAATTTTGCGAATGTATTATACCGGAACGGTAACGGTATCGCATCGCATGCACTCGCTTTGAAGATATACAACTCCAATGAAGAGACAGAGTATAGTGATGAAGAAATGTCCCTGATACAAGAGCATGCAAATGCTTTTTGCAAACCTTTCTTCATTGACGCGCTCAATCGTGCTATCAACAATCAACCGGAAGAAGTAACCGATAAACAGGAATAATTATGGCTTGGACAGAACAGGATTTACGAGAAATAGAAGATGAACTAAAAAAAGGTTCACAAGGTGTTGGCGATGTGCCGGAAGCAGAAAGTTTGGACGGTATCACATCTCTGCCCGCATATCAAGAGAAAGATGGCGAGGACATTATTGTACGTGCTCCACTTACATTGTTAGCCGCTCCCGCTTTGGAAGCTGCCGATAAAGCAAATGCAGCCGCTACTAAAGCAGAAAGCAACGCCACAGCAGCGCAGACAGCCGCAAATTCCGCCAATGAGAAAGCAGGACTGGCGGCACAAGCTGCATCCGATGCCAACGCAGCTAAAGAAGGGGCAGAAACGGCTACCCAATCCGCAAACAACGCTGCATCCAATGCCGAAGAAAAAGCCGCCGCCGCCAATACAGCCGCACAAGATGCCGAAAAGATTGCCAACAATCCGACATACATCGGCAAAGACCACTATGTCTATGTGTACAACAAGGATACGGAAAGCTTCGATAAGACGGATATTTATTGCAAGGGTGAACCGGGAAGCTCTTTCCGTGTCTCCGGCGAATACGCCACCCTTGAAGCCTTGAAATCCGCTGTTCCCGACGGTTCGGCAGTTGACGGGTTCATGGCTGTAGGCACGGAAGCCCCTTATGATTACTACGCATGGCTGAACGGTGAATGGGTAAGCCAGGGGAAGATAGGCGGCATAGACGAAGCACCAACTGACGGCAAGGCATACGGTCGTAAGAATGGGAATTGGGCGGAAGTTCCTGAAAAATCCGACGTCCTCACCAAGACCAACACTTCATCATTCACCCCTACGGGCGATTACCAGCCTGCAACGAAGAAGTATGTGGATGATAAACACATTATGCTTACGATTACAGATGAAGCTCATATACAGTTGAATTCAAATCAAGAAGTTAAAGCAGGAGAAGCCGAATCAAAAATAAATCTTGTATTTGGAAGCATTGATAATTTTAAAAATATTATACAGAGATTATTAAGTGATAATATTTTATTCCTAAAAATTACAGAAAAAGAAATCTTTAAAGTAAGTACGAGTCACACATATTGCAATCCCGATAATGGAGCTTATGAACTTTCGTTTATTTATACTTATACTTCTATTGCCGATGCAAATAATATTAGCTTAGTTACAAAAAGAATTTTTATTGCATTGAATTCAAATGCTACAAATTTTTTCGTAGTAAAAGATATACTCGTTTCCGACAACCTCACCACCCTCACCAAGAAAACCGCTGCCGAGTACGAGGCTATTGGCTCTAAGGATGCCAATACAGCATATTGTGTAACCGATTAAAGGATAATGATTATGTTAAAAATAGGAGAATTGACCTCAGGACTATTTGCTGGAGATAAGCTGATTGCAGGCAAAGAATTTGATTGGAGCAAATTATATGATGCTTTAACCTATTTACCACCTTCTGATACGTTATATAGTACAAGAATGTTAATAATAGCTAATCTTAGTTCACATAATATTAGTCTATATAGAGGTGGACGGTTAACTACTGTTGAAAGTGGTAAAATAGATTGGTATTCTAATGGTGTAGGTAGTAATATTAATTTTAATATACAAAATGAAAACGATGTTCCTATTAGATTTTTAGAAATCTATAAATGGCATTTCACAGGAGAAGAAAATGAACCAATTGAAGTTAGAGAAGATATAAGTCAACCTGGAAGCTACATTAATGCTTTTGCTGAGAACGATTATGATGATTTAGATTATGTAATTTTTATTTTTGATTATAATGAATAAATAAGATGATGTATATAAAAACAATCTACTACAACAGCAAATTAGCCAAACTTATCCTATTTGGCGACTACACAACAATTATGTTCTTCGGCTTTATCCTTACGAAGTTGAAAGAGTTGTCCGAAACAATCATACGCCATGAACGGACACATCAGAAACAGTTCTTCGAGTGTATGGAGATAGCGGCTATCCCGTCCGTATTATTATCACTCTATGTCAGTGCGTGGTGGTTGCTCCTTATCCCGCTATTCTACTACATTCTTTATTTGGCAGAATGGTTTGTAAGCTTCGTGTACCACCTGTTTACAGACAACATAATAGGCAGCGGTAAGGTAAACGCCAACGCCTATCGAGCGAGCGCATTTGAGATGGAAGCCAAACTCAACCAGGACAATCCGAACTACTTGAAAGAACGTAAATGGGGTGCGTGGTTCCGCTATTACGGCAAGATATGAAAATCCCGTCCTACTCTCACGAGCAAAACGGAATGACAGTAGTTAGCTTATTGATAAGAGACACAAAGATAGGAATAATTGACAAATAACGATAAGATGAAGAATAACATTATTACCCAAAGCATACCGGGTGGTTTCTCGGTAATAGCAAGTAGTTTTATTGCACAGTCATTGGAACACATGATACCGTGGCTGATAGTAACATTTTCAGTCGTTGTATGCGATTTGATGTTCGGGATAAGGAAATGCCTGCTATTGGGTGAAGAATTTCGGTTTTCAAGTGCTGTGCGCCGTACTATGGGTAAAATGGTAACATACTTTGCCTTTGTTTGTATGGTGGTGATGATAAACATTGCTTCCGGCAATAAATGGAATATTGATGTGTATTCATGCTTGTTTGTCTGCTTCATAGAGTTCTGCTCTATCATGAGCAATATCTTGAAACCAAAGGGATATAATTTCAACTTACTGAAAGCGTTGGGATTGTTCGGAAAGAAAGTGCTCGATGTCGAGAAAGAAGATATGAGTGAAATAATAACTAAAGATAAGGAGTAACAAAATGAAAAAGAAACTGATTATCGCAGCGATTGTTATCGCTATCATCGTGGGAGTTATGCTTTACATGCACTACACACCGTTTTGGGTGAACCTGACTACTGTTGTATCATTCGGTGTCGGTGTTGTTGCCGGATGGGTGGCTCGTGTGGTTTATGACAAATATTTTAGAAAGGAGGAATAGCATGAGATACTTTACAATTGCAGAACTGGTTAAAAGCGAAACGGCTGATAAGAAAGCTATAGATAACAGATTGCCGCAAGAACTGCTTCCCAATGCACAAGCGTTGGTTGACAATGTCCTCGACCCGTTAAGAGAGGCTTACGGCAAACCTATCACAGTGACAAGCGGATACCGTTGCCCTGCTCTGAATAAAGCAGTAGGCGGCTCTAAAACGAGCGACCACATGAACGGATGTGCTGCCGATATTGTCGGTACTCCAAATACCCCGAAAGAGAACAAAAGACTGTTTAATCTTATACAAGAATTGAAACTTCCCTTTGACCAGGTTATTGATGAGAAAAACTTCTCATGGGTACACGTCAGCCACCGAAGAGAAGGGAACAGAAACCAAGTATTGAAACTCTAAAAAGTAAACATCATGGCAGCAGAAGTTTTATCATTTCAACAAGAAGAAGGCAAAACAGCGTATTACGCAACGTTTGTCAGTGACGGTAATCCCGTTACCATACAGATAAAGAACAAGGGCGGAATGGTGACTGTATTTGCCAATATCGAGGGCATGAATCCTATCCCGCTTTCCCCAAATGCCAATCAAGCCTTAGGTCCTTCCAATGTGATATTTCGTCTTATTGGCATAGCGGCAGGTATGGAAATTACAATAAGAAGTGCTACGAAAGTGTCAGAAGCGAAAATGATTAAAGAGGGATAGCCTTATGAAACCAATCACTATCCCTCACATCAGCATTCCTATAATCGGCATTCCCGTAATCAGCATACTTACCATAGGGTTTCCCGGTGCTGGCGGAAATAAGCCGCATCCATTTCCTGACGAAGGGTATTTATTATTAGTCAATGACGCTCCATTGTTGTTGACTAATGAAGAGCCGATATTGCTTACAAGTAAAAATAAATAGTAGTATGGAAGAGAAAACAGAAAAAGGACAACAAATTGGACAACTCCCCAAAAGAGACGTTTTGACGGGTAATGAGCAGTTTCCATTTCAAGAAGACAGAGAAAATGGTTCTATCACCCCTAACGTCCTAAAGAGTTTCATTAGTTCCGGAAAAGGTGGATATATGAGCTATATAACCGAGTATAATGTTTCCATTCATCATCCTTCATCTGGAATTGATAGTGGCAATAAATATACATTAGAAGGTGCTATTGTTCAAGTTCCGGAAGATATAAGAACAGCCGGGCTAAAAGTGTCATTCTTGAACAATAGCGGACTTGTGGAGACATGGGAATTTGCAGGTGGAGCATTTGAAAATATCGAGAACTGGAAATCAAATGAAGATAAATTGACCGATATTCGAGATGAAGCCATCGACAAAATAAAGGATGCGGAAAGTGATGCAATTTCAAATTTCAGTTCCCAGCGTGTTACTCCTGATATGCTGTCCGAATCGACCAAGCAGTTTATTAACGCAAGTGGTGGCGGTACAATAAACAATCTTGCGGATGACGAAGACCTTGTGTCTGTAGACAAAGGGGAAAGTTTAAGTGTTTTAAAATTTGCCGACCGTGCTTTTAGTCCTGACAGATTCAGCGGCAAGGGGTATAAGATATTGCGTAGGAATATTGTAAATGGTAAAAATATACTTACCCAGGAAATGATAAATCAGTCTGATACTATATATGAAATCAGATATGATTTTGATTTAGATGGTAAAACCATAAATCTTCCCAGAAGGACTAAAATACTGTTTAATGGCGGTAGTTTGAGCAATGGAAAAATTAACTCAAAAGCTCACATTGAGAATTTTGGTGTTGATGGAAATTTTACATTTAAAGATGTGCAGTTCGGAGCCTACAGTGCTGTCATGGATTTATCCAGCTGTATTCTTCCTACAATAAAAAAAGATGGAAATTATGGTTATGATTTGTCGTTTGTATTGAATACGATAAATAAATGGAAAGCAGATAATCATTATAACCTTAATCTTAAGATTGTTTTCCCATGGTCAACACTTTATTTTATAAAGGAGACCATCTATGTTGATAAAAATGTTTCAATAGATTTTAACGGTTCGATACTTGTTCCGATAAATAGCCTTGATTTTTGTTTTTCTGTTTCTTCCCAAAACCGGATGTACGATGATACCAATACAGGTAAAGTTCAAGGCTCTTATATAAAGAATTTTGTTATAAATGATTCTTTTGGTACAAGATCTAAGTTTATGTTTGTTGCTGACAATCATGAGATTTCCAATGTAAAGGCAATTAAACTGTCAAATACTTTATTAACCTATGGCGGATATATCGAAGATGCTCCGAATGATGTTAACTATATTGACTTTAAAAATATACATGATATTGAACTGAGTAATGAAGTTCGGAAATTTGACGATATTGTTATCGGTAAAGGTGATGGCTGTAGGTTGGACGGTATCCATGGATGTAAGATAAAGATAGAAGGTTCCCAGGGATTTGTCGCATCTAATTGCGTTAACTGCGGTTTCGAACTGCGGGGAAGTCAGGGTGTGATAATCAATCATCATGACGAAGAGGCCAAAGGGTATATACTGACTAATTCTTCATTGACTATGGTTGCTTCAAAGATATGGAAACATAATAGGAACTTGATAACTATAGCTGATGATACAGATTACATGCTATATGGGAATAAGATTTGTGCTTTATCCAAATTAGTTCTTAATGATGTCATTATTGCCGGTTCATTGCATCTGGATTTTGGGCTAATACCTAAAACTGTTTATGATATTTTTTGGGATAATGCAAAATGTGATACCGCTCCAAAGATTATTCTAAACAACGCAAGGGTAAAGTCTTCATCCTACAGAGAATTTTTTAATACAGCCGGTGAGTGTTTACTGTCAAACGTCAGCTATACGGACATCTGCCAGCCACATGGTTACACTTCTGAGTTAAATAGTATCACGGCAAAGCCTGCATGGTTTGAATCGGATTTGGCTATAAGGGATTTGTCCGGTTCAAAATATGATGTGTTTTACCTTTATGATGATATGAGAAAGGCAGGCGTTAAACTGAACGAAGTGGTTTTTAATGCTACTCCCAAACCGTTTGAAGAGCAGAAATATATTGCGACAATATGTTTGTCTAAGGATTTTAGTGACATACATTATGGAACGTTGCTTTTTTATCACAAAAATAAGGATGTAATAGATTACAAATATTCTCTCGGATTAGATAATTTTGAATTTCATACAGTCAATGAATATTGGGACAATGGAGAGGATGGTTATCTGTTTTTTGACACCGGTAATGCCTTGAACAACCGTATTTTTAAAACATTATCTTCCTCTTTAGATAAATACAATGAGTGTTCTAAGTATATAAAGAACGGCATTAATTGTATCGCTTATTTAAGAGAGATACCTCAATATGGAGAATGGATAATAGGCGATATGGTAGTAGTTGATGGAAACACATATGCCTATAATGGAAAATTATGGTTGGATGCAAGCGGTACTCCGTCTTCTGTTGCCAGGTCAGGGGCAACAGGAGAGAGACCACAAAATGTTTTGGCTGGGTTCTGTTATTTTGATAAGACAATAAATAAGCCTGTATGGTGGAATGGTTCTTCATGGACAGATGCCAGTGGAGCTACGGTGTAGTGTTTTGCTCATTATTTATGGTATGAAAAATAACATCTTAGGTGAGGTGGTCTATCTATCCACCGCCATAGTATTCGGTGGCAGTACTGCACTGCTGATGCTTTTTATCAAGGAGAACAGCGACCGTTGCCACTACTATAACGGCAAGTGGAACAAAATAGACTTGCTGTGTGGAGCTGTCGCAATATGTGTAGGCATGGTTGTTAATCATTATCTGTTGAAGTTATGAAGAAGTTAGTGTATATAGTATTTCTTGTATTGACGGTGTATTCCTGTAGGACGAGGACTGTTTATATGCCGGTTGAGACAAAGGTTCTTGACAGTGTGGTTTTCCATGATACTACATTTCAAGAGAAGCTGATACCGTACAAGGACAGCGTATCTGTTGCCGATACAACGTCATTCCTTCGCAATCCGTATGCCTACAGCTATGCTTCATTTAGCAACGGGATATTGAATCATTCATTGGGTATTTATCCTCATGCTACGGTAACGGTCAAAATGCCGTATTTTATCGAAAAGATAAGAATGATTGAAGTGCCCAAGCCTTATCCGGTAGAGAGGGAACTGTCATGGTGGGAAAAATTTAAAATCAATTACGGTGGTGTAAGTATTTCGATAAATCTGACATGTGTTTTGTTCGTAATTGTTTGGCTCACCATAAAGATAAGAAAGAAATTAACGATGTAGAAGTTGTCTTGTAGCTGACACTCTTTCGGGGGCTTAGAGTAAAAAGAAAGCCCCCAACGTTTCACGTTAATATTGCCACATAAAAACATGATAAGCATAAGATAATGCGTTGAAGATATTAAAGCCTCCAACGTGCATTGTCTTATGCTTTGTTCATTTAATCTCATGTTTTATGTGGCAAGGCAAAGATAAATATAAAATTCAGAAAAACTATGTGTAAATCAGAAATCTTTGCCGAAACAATTAATCTCGTGGCGCAGGAGACCGAAATTACCGCCAGCCGAATACTATCTTCGGATAAGGATACGGAAACCGTAGACGCCCGCTATTTGCTTGTACAGTTGCTTGTCGAAAGGGGAATGTATCCTTCGCAGATAGCTCCTAAAATCCACAAGACCAAACGTGCGATAAACTACATGATTTCCAATTTCCAGGAACGTATGGAAGGCGGGAAAATGTTGAGAATATATTGGGAAACATTAGGAAAGCGTTGGGAAACAACTGATTTCATGGCAGTATCGGTATTTATACTTTTGTGATGCGGTTGATTTTGACCGTAATACAAAATATAAATCTCTATGGAAAGAACGTATGTCTTCAATCAAGACGGGAACAACGGAAATGGTGGCGGAAGCAAATTCGACATCATGGCTATGTTGCCCAACTTGATGGGAAGCAAGGGTGTAGACCCCGGACTTCTCGCTTTACTGAACCAGGGACGTGGCAGCCAAGACCAATGGGGCGGCTCGTGGTGGTTCATCTGGATTATCCTTTTGTGGTTCTGTTGGGGCGGCAACGGCTTCGGCAACCGCTTTGGCAATGGTGGCGGTCTGCCTGCTGAGCTTAACGGTGATGTCGGTCGTGAATACCTGATGTCAGCCATTCAGGGCAATGGCAATGCCATCAACCAGCTTGCTTCTTCTTTGAACTGCTCTACCCAACAGTTACAGAGCGCCCTGTGCAACATCCAGGGGCTTATCGCCAATGTGGGCAATCAGGTCGGCATGTCTACCCAGCAAATCATCAACGCATTCCAGTCCGGCAATCAGGCTGTTCTTACTCAGATTGCAGACTGCTGCTGCAAAAATCAGGCAGCAATTGAGCGTCAAGGGTATGAAAGCCGCTTAGCAAGCTGCGAAAACATGAATACGCTTACGCGTGCAATGGAGGGTAATACGCGTTCTTTAGCGGACGCTTACCGTGAAGGCTTCCAAGCACTTGTAGCAAAAATGGATGCGGCAGAGGCGCGTCGTCAGCAAGAAGCGTTGGCTGCTAAAGACGCTGAAATCTCTACTTTAAAAGGTGAAATTTCACAGCGTAATCAGAATGCAACTATTCTTGGAAACGTAACGCAACAAATTGCTCCAATAGTAGCAAGTCTACAAACATTGCAGGGAGAGGTGGATAAAATCCGCTGTTCAATGCCGCCTACAGTAGCAGTGCCATACCCGCAATTGCAAGCATTTAACCCTGAGATAGCTCGTGCTGCGGCTTTCGGTGCTTACGCCGGTGATGCAATGTATGGGCGTAGCGGTTGTGGTTGTAACAACTACTGGGGTTAATTCCGGTAAGAAAGGGGGTAATTATGTGGCCTAACTTTTTTACAGGATTTCCTTTCTTGTTCCCTACTATTGGAAGGGCTAATTTCAATACCCTTCCTACGGTAGCCGTAACGGTCGGCACGGAGAACGTGACTTTGGAGCTGCCTAACCATGCGTTCCGTAACAGAAGCTATGTAGGCGGTTTCTATGTCAGTCTCCGCCAGGCGATACCTGCCGGTACGACTGCTACACTCCCGATACTGATAGGGACTAATGGGGATACAAGACCGTTGCTGGCTTACAACAATGAGCCGGTGACTGTCGGCAACCTTGCCGGAACGGGTATCTACGAAATCCACTATAACAAGTACACCAACGAACTGTTCCTTGTTAACGGTGGGTATCGTCCGACAACCGCATCGACACCGACTCCGACAGCAGAAGCAACCGCTCAAAAGAGCAAGTAGTTAACATGGGGCTTTGTGGTTGTTTCCAAAATGGAAATAGCCACACCCCTTTAAAATCAAACCAATATGTTTCAATCACTTCGTACCAATAACCAGTTGTATATACTTCATAAGGATGCTAACCCGTTTATCGAATACGGTCCGGTAGTCAGCGTTTCCGCTCCTAAGCCGAAATATCCTATGGCACCCCCTATGGGGCAGTTGCCCCAAATGGAAATGGTTGTGGATGTCGTTGTCTGTATCAACGGGCAGAACACGACTTTCCAAAATCTACCTGCCGGCATGGATATAGCCGACTTCGGACAGAACGGCAATATCGTAGTGTCATGCTCTCGTGATGCGATGAATAACGAGGTCGCTTCTATGAAACAGAAAAGCATAGACATCATCAACAGCATGGACTTCCACAATTCCGTCATTGCGGGATGTGACAAGATGCTGACGCTCTTGAACCCTGAATTTGCAGAGAAACAACGTCAGGAGCAGGAAATATCCTCTCTGAAAGGGCAAATGGCGGAAATGAGCAAGAACATGTCCGACCTTATGGAATTGAACAAACGGCTTATGGAACAGCTCGGAGTTGCTGAAACATCTAAAACAAAGAAATAATATGGGAATGTGGGAAATATTGGAAGAAGGGCGCGGAGAATATGACCGTGACTTCGGTATGAGAGGCGGTAATCCTATGGAAGAAGCCTATAGAGAGGGTTGTCGTCATGGTTACGAGAAAGCCATGCGTGAGATGCAGGGCGGTGAAATGGGCTATCGTAACAGCGGTGGTTCACGCGGTGGAAGCTATAGCGGCGGCTCGGATATGGGAGAACGTCGTATGCCGGGTTACTTCCCGGAATATCCGGTTTACAACGAACGCCGCGATTCACAGCCTTACGGTGATGATATGGGCGAACGCAGACGCAGACGCGCCAACGGAGAGTTCATGTAATGGAGAGGGGATTATTCCCCTCTTTTGCCAATCACTTAAAATCAGGAAAATATGAAACAAAGATTAGATACATACGACAGAATACCGCCTGCAATGGCTGACTATCTCAGCCAGTACGGATGGCATTTCAGCAAGAAGATGTGCCTATGGGCTGTTTCCCGCATGAAGATGGAAAACAAATCTACGGGAAAGGAGGAAAAACTTGAACCAATCAGCAAAGAACAGGTAGAGGAGCTTCTTAAAAAGTACAGTATAAACCTGGAGAAGGATGCAGGGTACGACAGCGTTTACGTGGCAAACATGGCGAAGTCGGATTACTACAAAAGTTCTATCACTGACGAAGCCCATCTCGCATTGTTCATTAAGGATTACATAGATGATGTGGACGCTTACAATGGAATGCCTTTCACGCGGTTCTATGCCGACTGCATAGGCTCCGGCAATCCTATCATGTGGGAACAGATGATGTAGCCTATGATAATACAGGAATTTTACATACCGGATTATGATTGGGAAGTGCGTGTATATTATGCGGTGGACTGCTATTATACCGACCGTATCATCGCTGACCTTCAGCGGGTAGGATGCAGGGGGATGGATTTGGCGAATGCCTATAAGAACATGCGCTCCTGCAATCTGAATACGGGTATCACTTACTCCAATATCCGAAACAGGCAAACCGTAATGGTTATAGCCCTTACTTCTTCTCCGGCAGAGTTTCAGAACTCTTTCGACCACGAAAAGGGGCATCTATGCCGGCATATCTCACGGGCGTTCGGCATCGACCCATACGGGGAAGAGGCGCAGTACCTTAGCGGATATGTGGGACAGAAGATGTTCCCGGTAGCGAAGAAATTTTTGTGTGAACATTGTAGACGTAGCTTATGTGGAAAATAGTACAAGCCATTTTATCAGGCAAATCACGGGAAGAAGTATATAACATGCTTTCTCCCGAACAGAAAGAGACGCTGAACAGCCTTGCCGCGGCAAATGGTATAAACCGCCAACAACGTAGAAAACTTGAACGTGATGCGAAAAAGGGATTACATAGATGAACTGCTTGAATTGGCGGACAATGTCCTTTACATGGACTATTGCCGCCTTTTCCGGGTTATCCAATGGAACGTTTAGAACGCCTTGAACGGGTTCTCCATTGGGTTATACCGCTTGCCGTTTTGGTGAGGGTATTAGCTTGGTGTCTCTAATTCTTTTGCTTTAACCGTATGATTTCTGCCCCACATTACTGCGTTATACAGCGAAGTGGCATACATCTTAATCTCATCCTTGCTTTCAAGGAAATCAACCTTAGAAGCTGCTATCATAGCCTCTGTATAAATCTCTTTGTTTAAAATATTATTCTCTTTCATATTATCTGCATTTAACTTTTGTAAGTCCATACTTAGCCAATCTTAGATATATTGTCCTCACACTCACATCCAACATTTCAGCCATTCTGCGGGGCGGTATCTTTTCTTCCTTGTACAACTTGGTAATGTTTTCTTCCGAAAGCGGGTCAACGAAAGGTTTCTTCGGCTCTGCTATCCCCATCCGTTTACGTGCCTTCGCTGCATATGCTTCATTTTGTTTGTCTTTTGTGACGTAAATAACAGTGGTCTTGTTAAGGCGTAGAGGGAATAGCCTTCTTTCCACTTCCTTGTGTTGTTCGGCAAAGCTTTCCGCATCCCCGTTGACCGCAGTGTCAATCTTCTTGTATTTGTCCGGGATGCGGGAGTGTCTGTCTCTGATTATTCTGCCTGCTTTTCTCATGACTTCTTTTGAACGGTCGTTTGACAACTCATTTAGTTTTTCAAAATTAAACCCCATACATAGTTTCTTTTGCGTAGCGTTTCAATTCGCCAATGGAAAATAATCTCTCTTTCTCGTAAATCCCGGCTGCACTATGTTCAAGACTACATCCATTGGAATAATGCCACCCTTCGAGGAATATTACAGCATCACATTGGAGCAGGGCAGTAATATCCCTGCCTATATGCTCTTCGTAACTCGCGTCCGGATTTGAAGATACCTCTAAGGGAGATACAGCTTCAAAACCAAGTTGTTCTATCAACTCAGAAGCAGATTTGCATCTTTTCTCAACATCTTTTATGTCATACCCAGTGATAGGCAGACTGATATATACTTTCTTTTTACTCATAACATTATTTACTCTTCAATTTATCAAGGAACTTGCTATCTCCCGAATAATTCACACCGATAGCCTTTTTACTTTCAACAATCTGTTCCAAAAGGGTCATAGCTTCCTTTCTCACTTCTTCTACTTCATTATAACCGCAAGCTTTATCAACCAACTGCTCCATAGTCGATTTAGGCTTGGAAAGCTGTTCTTTGAGCTTGTTTAATCTCCAGTAGCAGTAATCAATTGTGGCGATGTGCTCTAATTTACTCATGGTTATATTATTCATTTATAATTAATTCACACCAACTATTATCGCTTTCCCAAAACCATTGATAGCCGCCAGCGTGTTTACGCTTTCCGGAACAGCAATTCCTGATATTACGGGCGCAAATGCCAGTCTTTCGTTCCGCATCGTTAGAGGACTGGAAAACACCTTGTAACCGTCCGCTCTTTATAGCTACTACTTTCTTTGCATTGCAGCCCGCTATATTAGGGTTTCCCGTTCTCCCTAAGGTTAATCCTTTAATCATACTTTCCCTTTTATGCGAAGGGATGTAATCATCCCATTTCTTCCCCTTGTTATGGGGGATACTTCCTTTCAAAAACCGCCCGTTAATAGGGTTGCGGTTTAATCGCTGTGGAGGTATATATAATTCATTCATCTTTAAATTCAAGTTTTGGGTTACTGGTAGTCTCGATATTCCTTTTCTTTGTCTTAACCATTCTCCGATAAACATCATCAATCAATTGCTTAAGCTCATTGACGTAGCTTTCCATGCTCCAGCCTTCGAGTTGACACACCATTAAATCAAATTCTATTTCTTGTAGCAGCTTTACTTTAAACCTCTCGCGTGCAAAGACATTTACCCGTTGACGCACATTACGGTTAATCATCGGGTCTTGTTTAGGTTCTTTGCTATTGGGGATAGATTTTTTCACGGGGTGATGGTTATCTGTTATGTCGTTAACATGAACATTCATAGCTTTTACAAGAATTCTTACTCCTCCGTTTAAGACGCTTTTCCCGTTTGTGTAAAAGTCGTATCCGGCCAAAGGAGAGCCAGTATGCTTGTCAATGGAGAAACCCTCGGGTGGTTTATCATAGAGTTCCCAATTCATGTATTTACTCATGGTTGTACCTTTCTTGTAACCGGATACACGCTCACCTATATTGTAGACCAAGCATCCTGCAACGATAAGAATAACTCCTACAGTCCTATGCCAATAGGGCAGGGATACACTGAACGGTGAGAATGTCAACCGGAAATGCCCGATGAATAATGCTGATACGATGAATATCGCAAGAAAAAATATTAGGTTTGCTTTCATAATCATATAAGTTTTAATATTTCTCAAAATTTGGGATTTGTAAATAGAAAGAGTTTCGAGACATGGGAAGCCAACACTTTTGCTCCTCATTGCACGTATTCCAATTATCTTCCCCAAATTCATCATTTAATGCTTCCACTATCTTATAGGCTACATCTTTTACAAAACGAGTATTAAGTATCCTCTTGCCTTTAATAACGATTGTAGGTGTATAGAGTGAAATTTTATACTCCCCACCGTTTTCTATCGACCAGCTACCTTGTGCTACTGTAATGTGAGGATTGGTTTCATTCTTATACTCTTGTACTATACTTAGATAGCCATTAAAATAGTTGGCTATTAGTTCCGACTTATATACTTTTAGCCCCGTTGCTTTTTCTAAAAGTTTTCTAAGCCTATAAGCATCATTTACAACAGGGTCCATTCTCATATAAGTTTTAAAGTTTCTTGTATTCCGGCTTCAAGTGCTTCCTCGTAGCTTTTATAATGCACCAAAGGCCTGTCGGATAATCCCACTAAATCATGGTTCGGTATTGTTAGTATATCATATATCCAATAGTCTCCATACATATAGGATACTTCAACGTGTAGCTTCTTGGTTTCACGCAGCCACTTTTGGGCGATATACAATGTTGGACACAAAAATTCAACAGGTTCGCCATCTATTTCCGTACAACACGACATACTTTGCGGAAGGTCATATTTTGTAATAACCTTATTACGGTCTATTAGGTGTTCACACTTCCAATTGAAGCCCTTGTCTTTCAGCAGCTTCGCAGTCTCTAATGTTACAAGTTCTTCGGTCATGGCTATTGTCTTTTCAAATTAATAATCTTCGTTTCGTAGTTGCCAACCCCCTTTTTATGGGTACGGATAATCACTATACTATCATTGAGATAAGTCACGCTTCCCTCGTTTGTACGGTGTTCTATAGGGTATTCTCCAGAGTTATTGCACCCGAATAGTGCAACTGTTGCCAAAATGATAATTATTTTCTTCATACTTTAAAGTGTTCAATCAGTTCGTTTACGGTAGCCTTGTGAATAGCGTCCAAATTCACGTCAATATCATTGTAAACCCAATAGGTAGAGAACTTGATTTCCGGGCACAGAATCCATTTATCTCCATCGGTAAACCATTGAAACTTATCTGTATCATCTCTAAATGCAGCGATAGCCAAGAAAAGCTCTTCGTTGGTTCCGCAATCAACACTATCGGTTTCGTCAGGATGTGGAATGTTACTGAAAAACTCAACACTATATAGACTGTATTCGGGTCCAGTGAAAATACATAAATCTTCGTTAAGTTCCGCCCCAAATAATCTATATCCCAACTCCTCCAACTTCTTCCGAAGCTCCGGTGTACTTTTTCTTATAAAGCACGGTGTTGTAAATCCCATAGTCATTCCTCCTTATCTATCTTAATATCTGTTACTTTGCCACGATTGATAAAACGTTCATCAGAATTATGCCTTCCAGCAATTAATGCACATAAGAAAAAATCTATTTTATCGCATTTTTCTTCCAAGCTGCAATTGTCACACGAGTAGTTTTCTCTCATTGGCACAATTTCATGCAGCACTCCGTCTATTATTATTCCGTTCTTTATTTCCATCTGTTTCTTCTTTTAGATTCAATTCGTTCCCAGTCAATCCAAATAAACATAAGTATAGGAATGACTATCAATAATGACAAGCAAAGTATTGCTACTTCAAGAAAATCGATTACTTCCATATCATCAATCATTAGAAGTTACACCCAAACATAGCACCTTGCTAGAAACGCCTATATCGTCAAATTCCAAAGTAAGATATTTCGTATCATAAGGATAAGGGTATCTGCAATGTTTCAATTCTTCCTGTGTTAATTTGCGTCTGATTCTCATCTCAATTTCGTAATCATCGGAAAGGTTCTCAATGATTTTCCTAAGTTGTCCTACATTCTTTATTTCCATAGTTATAACGTTAAGATTATATTGGTTTTTATATGCTCTATGGGGGAAACAGTTAACGCAGATTTATCCTTTTCTCTACATATACAAAGCATGTTGCTGACTTTTAAACCCGTTTCGGCTTCTAGCTTTTCCAGAATATGAGCTATCTCCATTTCGGCTTTCGCTTTCTTGTTTTTTGCTTCTTCTATATCCATGGTTATTTCCCTTTCAATTTCTTTATTAGTACATCAGCCACCCTCAAAGAGCCTATTGCAATATCATCATAAGTTTCACTGTCATCGTTTATTCCTAAAGCAATACAATACCCTTGCATAGCAGCTTTCGCCAATTCATAACGCCTTTGCTCCCAATCAATAGTTTCAAAATTATCAAAGAAGTCGAGTTCTGACACTTTGAAATACCTACCTTTCACTAAGGCAGTCCCAACGTCGAATAAGCCTTCAACCTCTACAATCTCTCCAGTCTCTTTTATTCTCGCTTTCATTATTTACCCTCCTTTTCAACATATCCGTTTTTAATACACCAGCACAGCATCTCGTAGGCTGCGTCAATAAGTTTTTCTGAACTAAAACTTGCACATTCATGTTCTGCATTTATACGAGCATATTTAATCTTCCATTCATTCTTTCGCCTATCCATAACTTCTAATGTAAGCCAATAAACCTCGTCAATTATTGGAGGAAGCTTATCGAGAATATCCTGCAAAGTGTAAGTGGAAATTATTTCCCAAAATGCACTATCTCGTTTTTGATTAATTACATCTTCATATATTTCAAGTTCCCATTTTGCATTTTTATAAGACAGAGCGTAACACCAACACATGCTTCCATCGCTTGTATCCAGCCCAAGCTCCTGCAAATGTTTCATCTGTTCGACTGATAATACTTGTTTTGATTTCATAACTATTCGTTTAAAATATCCAACAACTCTTTGGCTCTCTTATAAGTATCAAAGCCCTTTACATTCACCCATTCGGATGAAATACGTTTGTCTTTTCTGACTTGCACCCAATATATTATTATGGGGATACAACCGTTATAACCTTCTCCTCGTATGATTCTGTACCTTTCCATAATGACTAAATACAATTAGGGCATTCATTAGATTTGTTACCATTCATATCCGTGTATATGGATACGTTTACTCCTTTTGAGCATGTTATATCAACCATGCAACCGCATTTGGTGCACTTCTTGTGGGCGTTGTTAGGATAGTTTATCCATCTATGCCCCTTTCTATTCGGCGCACCCGTTTTTGAGCCTTTTTTAAATCCCATAATATCAATCTCCTTTCTCTTTAATTCGTTCCAGTACATCCTTGTTGGCTTCGAGTATCTCATCGAAAGAGGGGATGGGAAACCATGCCAGCACGATACTGTTTCCGTGAATCCACATTCCCTTTTTGTCTAAATTGCTATTTCTACAAAACTTTTCTTCTCGAATACATGGTGTGCCATAACACATCACCAAAACAAAAACTTTTTGCCCCTCTTTTGGCAACTGTTCCTCAACGCTTATCCACGGAGATTGCCTTGCCTGCCAGTCTGCACCTTTCTTAAAAGCCCGTAATGCAACCGATTTTGCCAATGCCTTGATAGCTATACAGTCTCTTTCATCATAGGCAAGCTCTGCATCTTTATTATATGTACTTTCACTCCAATGAGTGCGGGCTGCTTCTTCTACTGTCTGTTTCATCATTGTTAGTTTTAATTATTTATTAATAACCACCGCCATCGTACTTATAGATGTCCCACTTTTCTTGAATTCTCCGGCGCCGATTTCAAATACTTCTCCACGTACATCTTCCAACCATTGGCGGAAGTCGACACATTTCTTTTCCGAAGCGAATTTCCAGTGCGGGCTGGTAATGGCTGCGAGCGTTCCGCCGGCTTCTAAATGTTCATACATCATTCTCACATGCTCTATATCCTGATTGTTTGAGAAAGGCGGGTTGGCAATAATCTTGGTATAGCTTCCTACGCTGTCCTTTGTAAAATCTTCATCAAGCAGTATCACATTTTCCAACGAATGCAAAAACTCTCTGTTTTCCGGCATCAGTTCATAGCATTCTACTGTTACGGAAGGACAAGCCCTATGAATGGCTTTAATGAGAGCACCACGACCGGCACTCGGCTCCAATACCGTATCATTTTCATGTATTCCGCCGGCAAGCATGACCAGCCAGTCCGCCACCTCAGCCGGCGTTTCAAAAAACTGGTAATCCTGTTGCAGGTTGCATCGCTTACCCTCGTGAAGAATACTAAACACACGTTCCGCATTAAATGGGAAAGTAAAACCTTGCACCTTTCCACCTTGCCAGGAACCGCCGGCTTCCTCAATCCACTTCTTAGCCTCAGCATACGATTTCTTGTTGAATTGCACATTGGGAAGTTTCAACAAACCGTTCTCCAAGGTACAATGCCGCAATATCTCTTCAACGCTCCAGCTTTTCCCGCTGTCAGCTGTACCTTTCTTGCTTTCTTTGTTCTCCTCAATGCCTAACAGTCTGTTCAATGATTTTTGTACACCGATAGCAATGGAGGCATTGACTGACATCCACTCCAGTATGGCTGTCAGAAACTCGGTGTCTACATGTCCGGTCTCGTCATAAATGGTTTCCTTGTCAATCAGGCTCGGAAGCTGCTTGAATGGTTCAAGGCTACCATGTAACGTTTCGATTAAAATCTCTTTTTTGTTCGTCATAACTCTTTTGTAAATAAATTCTTGTTGTGTCCACACTCCCATGGCCGAGAAGGTCGGCCAGTTGAATGACATCCTTATTTTTTTTCAGGAACATTTTTGCGAAAAAATGCCGGAAGGCGTGCGCGTGCATCTTCCTTGAGTCAATACCGCAATGTTTGCCCCATGCTTTCAAATGTTGTGAAAAACCTCGTTGAGTTAACGGGCCGAATTTCCCAACAGCGAGAAGTCCTGTTTTGCCAGCCTCTTTCATGTATGCCATTGCTTCCTGTCTCAACTGTTTTTGGAAAAAGAAGCGACGGTATTTATTACCTTTACCGCGAAGCGTAACCTCACCTGCCGCTATGTCTTCCCACGTGAATTGTTGGAATTCTGATAGACGTGCGCCCGTTGTACCCAGTACCTTGATAAAAAAGTAGTAATCTTTGTTGGATTTCGTTTTCAGAAAATCCAGTAGGCGGTTGTACTCCTCTTCTGTCGGGACGTTGTTTACATCGAGCTTGCGCTTCATCTTAGGCCTTTTAAGTTCTATCGGTTTCTTTAACCATTTCGAGAACTTTTCTAAAGCGGTGATACGCAAACGGATAGTTTGCGGGGATAGTGATTTCTCTTCCAAAGTCCGTATAAACCTCTTGCAGTTTTCCATACTTATATCATTGGCATATTCAAAGTATTGTTTCAAAGAGGTGTGGTAAATATCTACAGTATGCGAAGAGTAATCATTGCTATCGGTAAGCCATACTATAAAATCATTCAACAGTTTCCTGTTCTTTTCTGAAATGGTATCAAGCCTTTCCAATGTCTTTATTTTCTTTTCCCGACGGTTATACCCGATTTTAAGGTGGAATAATAAATCACAAATGGCTTCACTCATCAATGGATAACGTGCCCCAATATTGGCATTTTCACGCTTATAAGCCAGATAACCACGGCGATTGACTTCTTCGGCACTTTCAAGAAAATCCGTTACATATTTGATATATTTGCCGATGGTATCATAAGTTCTACTTGTTGTATACAAGTAGGAAATATAATCGGTTAAAATCTTTTGCCTGTCATTATTCATTGCTTATTCCTTTTTCTTGATTTAATCTTGATTGGATTGTTTTTTGTTCCGGTACCGAACCATTCTAAGCGGAAACCGTGTATCCGAAGCCAATATTTAAAAGCGGGGATAGTTGTCTGTTTCATAATCAATGACTTTTAATTTTCTTATATTTACCACACTTCTTGCAGAAATAGTGACGGACGGTGTACCAACTGCTATCACCCCAATCATCAACAGCTTCAACTCTCCTCTCAAATAAGTATTCCCACTCGTGGCAACAGAACCATTTCTTTATAATGGCATCAATTAAATGCTTCATAACCAACTGTTCTCCTTTACAATTCTACCATCGTCTAACAACGTGTATAGTTTACCCTTATATGCCAGAGCGAAACACCATTGGCGGGCATACTTCAAATACTGATGCAATTTGTATCTATGCTGGTATTTCTGCATCTCTTTTTCTATTCTTTTCTTCATGTTCTTCGATTTAATATTTCCCTTTCAATGATTTTCTTTGCATTAAAGCCGAATAAGCCTTTCTTTTGCTCATGAAAATCCGCAATAGGTATTTCGTTTATATAGTAATAGAAAGCTTCGTAACCGTCTGCAAAGTTGCGAGCAAGAAACCCATTAGGGTGAGTGTTCATATATCTTTCAACGGCTATTATCACTCTTTGGGCATAACCGGGAAACATCTTAAACTCTAATTGCATCTGCTTGTAATTGCAGAGAGGACAGCCGACACAACCGTGACGGCTCAAATTATATGGAGCGTCATAATACTTTGAATATGGCAATCCGTATTTTCGGATATAGCTCCAAACATCTTCTTCCGACCATGTAAGAATAGGAAGAATATGTTTGGCGCCTTTCATCCACTTACGGGTGTCACACTGTTCTGGTTCATAATCTTTCCGGTTACGACTTTCCGAAGCCCTCATGCCCTCAATGCTTCTTTTTCCAATGCCATACCGTTCTTTTAACTCCTCGCAGCAGAACCGACGTAAACGAGAGGGAAAACCTTTCTCCTCAATCAGCTTAAAGAAAGATTTCTTTGGGTGCATTATCTGAACTTGTGGATAGTTTTTCTTTATAAAGTTGATTGTTCCGGGTGGGTCTACTGTAGTATTGGCATATATTGCATCATATACAATGCCCGCACGTTCGGCAAGGTCAAGTATGACGACGCTATCTTTTCCACCTGAAAAGCCAAGATTTAGAGGCTTATCCTGATATATACTTCGAAGGAAGTCTATTGATTGTTGTTCTTTCTTATCCATTTACTCTATTTCTTTTATTCCGTTTTTGATTGTCTTCCGAAACATACATCTTGCACCATGATGTCTTGATGTGATACACCTTTCCATTGCGATAGATTGTCCTGTCATAGAAGCAGGATAGTAAAAGCGGTCTTTTGCAGCGGCTGCACACCTTGCGTTCTACACCGTCCACCATCACCCGGTTCCTCGGTTTCCGCTTCACTATCTCGCACAGACCGCATTCGGATGCACCGCACTTTCGGCAATAGGCAAGTGAGTGCTTGCCACATCTGGCGAAAGAGGTACAATCGGAGCGGGGGACTGTCTGATGGATGTTCATATTATCTTTTACTATTCGCTTTCTTTGTTTTGAAAACTCCACCAGAATATAGGTATTCTTTGCGCTTCTTGCGAACAACACTGTTAATATAATCAATGTCTTCTTTTGTAAGTATATACAAAAGGTCTATACTTACCTGCTATCTTTCCGGCTTTTAAACAAGACATATCCTCAACTATTTTTTTTGTCAACAATGCAAGTCCTTCGCCTCTTTTCAGGCTATTAATAGTGTATTCAATACGGTCTTTGCCGTCAATTTTCATGGAAGGATGATTGAACCTCTCATTTAAAGCAGCACTTTCTACTACATCCTCTTTATTGATTAACTTGATAACATCTCTTATCGAGTTACATTCCTCATTCTTAAGCGCATCTACGCATTTTCCTAAATGAGGCGCCATCTTTACCTTAGACTCTGATACTGTTATACCTAACGCATAGGATATTTGCATGTAATTTACTAACATAATTATTATTCTGTTAAAACCACTCTTCATTCGCTCCAACCTCTACCGAGAGCCAGTCCATGAAAAGGGTTATAAGGTTATAAATAAGTTTCATCTCACTAAACTTTTATCGTGTTGGCAATATTATCCGCATCCGACAGCTTTCTTGCCAGCACATCAAACGCTGCTGTGCACCGCTCTGTGTTCATATTGACCGTTTTCCCGATTTTCAAACTGTCGGAAGCAAGGTTCATCATCCTTGCCACATTTGAAAGCTTCAAATATTCCAACGTAAACCCGTTGAACCGTGCATCTTTCTTCCGAAGTTCTTTAATCCTTTCGTCAAACAGGATGCAGGCGTAATCACACAATGTCCTTGCAAGTTCGAACCTTGCAATCTCTGCGGAATGGGATATGCCGTTATCGTCAAGAACCTGCTTGAATTGCCAATACAACATATCCACGTGCTTGTTCACTTCTTCCGTGTACTTGTCGTTGCAGTCGGCGAAAAACTCGCTCCGGTCTGAACCGATAACGCTGTTTACAGTACGCTCGTATTCCTTTCTTGCCTTATCGGCATCATTCAAATACCGCTTGAATGCCTGTTTGTAATAAGGCGTTCTCTTCATTGCATGCAGGCACTCGATAACCTGCCCGTAACAGATGTCGTTCGTGAGAAGTATGTTGTAGGTGCACAGAACTACAAGACTCTCATACTTGCTAATTATCTGATTTGCCGTGTCGGTAGTCATTGCCTTGCCTGTTCTGCCTTGTTCATATTCTTGTTTCTGCTCTCTTTTGCAAGTTCATCAATCATGCGCTGATACTTCCTTGCCACCAACGGGCAGCGTATGCGCATTGCATTGTCACGCTGCCACTCCAATTGTTCGATTTTCTTTTCAATCTCTATGTCCATAATCATTTTTTCTTGAATTTCTCGCATATCCTGCCGTATCTGCCACAAGCGCACACTCTATGGCTTCTAATTTTACAAAAGCATGAGTTCTCGATAAAGTCTGTGGCGTATGAGCATTGGCGGCAGTGGACGGGGGAGAGGGGTTCTTTTTTCTTTGCCATTATGTTCTGTTAGAAAGGCTGTTCTTCTTGGATAGAATCATTCATATTACCAATTGGCACACAATCCAAATCGTAAAATCTGGTTGTTGATGCGTCAAATCCGCATATGAATTTCAATAATCCTATATTACGTCCTTTGGCAATATCAATCATGGCAGTACCTTTTGTGCTTACATTCTTAAATTCATCCGGATAAGGCTTATCTTTTACTTCCGGACGATATATGAGAATTACCACATCGGCAGCTTCCGCTATCTGTCCGCTATCTCTAAGCCGTGCAAGAGTAGGAACCGGATTCAGGTTGTCCCTGTTTAATTGGGAAAGGGCAATAATCCATATGTCCAAATCTTTTGCCAAGTTCTTCAATCTTCTCGCTACATCACCCATCTGCTGCTCCTTATTAGCACCTTTCATGTTGACATTCAATATTTGCAGGTAGTCAATCACGGCACCGTCAATATCATGCTTTATCTTCATGTAACGGATAGAGGATATAATCGTGTCTATGTTTGATGTACTCCGGTCGTCAAAGTATATGCTTTTCCCTGCAATATTTCCAACCCCTTTGTCAATGGCCTGTATCTGTGAATCGGTAAGTCTCGAATACATGATTTGATTGGCTGGTACTCCACTTTCCATAGAGAGAATACGAGCTGCGATTTGCTCTTTTTTCATCTCCATTGAATACATGGCTATCTTTGCATCCGAACAGGTCGCATTTCGCATCATAGACACTGCCAATGAGGTTTTTCCCTGCGATGTTTCACCTGCAACGATTATCAAATCAGATTTCTGCAATCCTCCGGATTTGGCGTCTATCTTCTCAAATCCTGTTGGTGTTCCAGTCAGTGGCTTGCTGCCGGATAGGTTCTCGTTAATCATTTTGTACACATTTTCAATTCCTTCATTTATCGAAGAAACGGTGGTACTGCTCGATTTGAACAATGAAGCCATATCTTCATTGACCCTTTTTGCCACATCTTCAATATCTTCTGCCTCAGTGTATGAGTTGGAAACAAGATATTGTCCGATTGAATAAAACTTCCTTCGTATGTGTAAATCTTGAAGTCTTGAAGCGTATTGGTAAAGGTCGAATGTATGACACGATACAATATTCATGTATTCAACAATGTCGAACTTTACTCCGTTTTCTTCCAATTTACCCTTTACGAAAACAAGGTCAGCTCTATTCCCTGATGATACAACCTGAAGCACCGCCTTGTATATCTCCGCATGGAACGGATTATAGAAGCATTCTTCGGTTAGAATATCCCTTACCATTTCTATGGCATCACGCTCTGCTATGATAGTACCGAGAACGATTTTCTCTGCTTCCTCATCACGTAATTGTACATTAACTTCCATTTTGATATTCAATTTGTTTTAAGACAGCATAATACAAGACATCCCATTTAGAACGTATGTCTGACCTGCCTTCAATGGTGCGCAATGCGCTTTTAAACATCTCATTCCCGTATTTACCCCGTAGTAGCAAGAACTCTTCCTCGGTAGGCAGCCGCATATTTGAAAAACAATAAGGAGCTTGCCTCTTGATGTACGACAAGAATTGGTAGTACCCTTTCTTATCCTCTTTGACAGCCAACAATAACTGTTCGTTCGCTGCCTTATACATGTCCGTTTTGGATTTCCCGAGTTCAATATCCAGCCACCTAACAAAATGAGCCATTCCGTCTTTAGGGCTTTTACGGATTTCTCCCTCATTTTGAAGTTTTTCAAAGAATTTTTTGAGATATTCCTGGAAATGTTCCAGGGTAAAGTCCTGATGTCCGGCAGACCTCTTATTTATTACAACGGTTTCTATCCATGAACTATTGGCGGATAATTCCTCATAACATTCTTTCAGAGGCTTGTCTGATATTTCCGGGAGAAAAGCATCTACTTTATCTCCGTTAGGAGATTCATTAACATTATCATTATCATTAACAGTTAGATTTGTTGCGTCTTGATAGCATTTGTTAGATTTGCTATCATTTGTTAGATTTGTTACATCTTTATTGTAGCGTTTATTCATTGCTTTTTTCCCCGCTTCGCTTCGTTTTGCCACAATATCATTGTACTTGCAGGTATTGTAATCTATTTCTTTTTTAATGAAGGAGAATGCCATTTTAGCCATTGGTTTCAGCTCCAAAATTGTCCCCGATGCAACATACTCAATGATTGCATCGTACACTTCAAGTCTGACCTCCGATGGGTAACCTAATAGTATCTCTTGCCATTCAACATTAAAAATGAAAGATTTCTTTTTTGCTTTTTCTACCATTTTCTTTACTGCTGTAATTGTCGGAAATAAATAAACGCTTTCTATCCATGTATAAATGCAAAATGTTCATCTCCCCGCTTCGGGGACATTTCGGTATATGCTCTATCTCTTTGACAACTTCTTTGATTGAGGGAACTTTAAAGCTATCTTTTATTGTTATCATACATCTTTCAAATAGTCTTCCACCACATTGATAAACTCGTCAAGTGACCGGACAACGACATATTTAGCGCCGATACTTTCAAACTCCTTTTGATAGGCTTTCTGATTCTCCGACTGCCTGCCTGTTTTAGTCTTTAATTCCACCCCACAGAAAGGATAAAACTTATTCGGTATAAGAAGTATCAAATCGGGGAATCCTGCACGAACGCCCATCTGCTTGAACTTTGCTGCTTCGATTGCGTTGCGCTTTCCTCCATTAGGAGCATGAACCAGCCTTTTCTTCCATTTGGGATATTTCAAGTCCCAATATTTAATTATAGATTTTTGGAGAGAATCTTCTAAATGTCTCATATATATTTTACTTTAAGTTCAACATCCACCGGCTTATCTTTCATCATGGAGAAAGCATCGAGTATCCTCTCCTTAGTCAACTGAATAGGTCGGGTCATTATTTCACTTTCTATGTTTTCCAACGGTATCTTCTTTCCGTCATAGGTAATAAGAACCGCAGAAGTTATTACGTAAGGACTTATGTCTGTATTGTTTCTTTATCTGCGTTGCAATCTTCTTGCTCAGCTTACTTAGACGCTCTGCCTGTTTGCTGTCACCTCCAATATTATGAATGTCTGACTTTCGGTCTTGGATAAGCTTCTGAATGATTACACCTTCGGATTTGGTTATTGTAAGTTTCATAATGGATTGTATTAGTGGGGAAGTTCCGAATCGAACAGAACACGTTATTTTGCTGGATGGTAAAGGATAATAAACTAATGAATAACTAATACTAATTTTAAAACAAAATAATTGGCAATCAAAAAGAATAACCGCCCAATACGTTCAACGCTACCATATTCCCCATTTTCTCGCCAGTCCCCGTATACAGTGCCATTGGCGTAATCCTGGTTGGGCTTGGCGAGATTGTATGGATAAAATTATTTCCCAAAAACACCTTCACAGGCTATCGCTCCCGGATAGGCGGTCAAGCCACATCGGGATAGTTAACTGTTAGCTGAAATTAAATCACTTAACCCGAACCTTTCACGGGACTTCTGCGTGAGCAGAGGGCTTTTAGTTAATAAGTATGGTTATTTATTAGGGATATACCAATCCGGGATATAATCATTCATTTTTAGCCTCACTTTCTATACTACCGTTCGGAATGACTTTAGGTTTATTTCCGGTCTTATCTATAATAACCGATTTGCCGCCAATTGTGACCTCTGTACACTGTCCCTCTGGGAATCTATTGATAAATCGGGATACTTCTGTATTACTATCATCCTCAGTCTCGTTTGGCTCATACGGATATACATCCATGATGGCGGTTTCCGCTACCGATGCAATTTGGTAGTCGGCCATTGTGCCTTTCATGCCTTCATCCAGATTCTTTACCGCATCACGCAAGTCGGCTGCCTGCACCAATACCTGGGTAGACGTTTTTTTCTCAGCACCGCTTTTCTCGTCCAATGTAATGAAAACCAGCTTGCATTTGAACCAACGGTCGGCAGCTTCCTCTTCGCATGGAAACAGTTCGCTGTAGTTGGCACGTTTGATGTCCGATACCGTGAATTCTCCTGAAATAAACGGTGTCATCTCTTCGATGATACGTGCTTCCGCTTCCGTAAAACTGAGTGCGTCTACCAGATAAGGTTCGGTAACTTTTTTGTTCATTCCGTTTTCCATTGTTTTTTCATAACGGATTTTACACTCAAACCATGTGTGCATAATTTTCTATTTTAAATAAACGTTTTGTTTCTGTCTATTTCAATCTCCATTAATTGCAATAACCTCTCTTCATCAGGACTTGGAAGATAAACGCCGCATTCGGCACTCGCCCAATTACGAAAACGCTCAATGCTCGTTGTCATTTCTGCCGTATCTAAATCAGTGGAACTACGTAAAACTTCCACTTCTCCCAAAAACTTATCATTAATCTTACGGGTGAATATTGCAGGATTTACTAACTTTTTGTAATAGTTCTGTTTTACGTATTCCAGCGTGTTCCCCGTCTCACAAGCGAAGAAGCCTAAAAGGGTGTGCAGGTATTTGTTCTGCTGCGTTGTCCTCTTAGGCTTCTTTTCCGTCAGTTCCACAATGCAACCCTTTGAGAAGAGATAGTTACATCGTATTTTGAACTGCTCTTTGTGGAGCGGGTTGGATAGGTCGTATTGCATAATATTTTAAAATGGCAAATCATCTTGCGGGGATAATCCCGGAGCTTCCGCAATCTGTTCCGGTGTGGGGCTGCTCTGAACGGGCTTATATTCCTTGAAATCTCCAAAAATATACTGTATGCCTTCTTTGCGTTCTTCTTGTTTTGGGGCACAAGTAATAAAATGGGTATGCCCAAACTGTGAAGGTTCCTTGCGTTCGATAACCGCCACATTTAAATAAATTTTCTCTTTCCCGTCTTTGCAGATTACTTTCTTCATTTGCTCGCGGGGAATGTCACTAAGACAAATACTTCCTGTTAAAATCATAAAATCAATATTTTAAAGTTGATAAAGTTCTTCTTTCGTTTTCAACAAGTGGTATAGGTTATTTGTATGTATATACTTGCAGAAATCTTCCACTATACCTTGATTGTATTTTTCAGACAAATCTGTTCGAATACATTCAATAGGTTCGTAAAGGATAAAACCTGTAGATGTCACATCGGTGAGCATGTTACGTTTGTACCCCTCGAACTGAAATAAATCAAAGTAGAAAATGGAACAATCAAAAATATCAAGATAAAAAGTCCACTGGCATGATTTTGTATAATCTTCCGTATGCGGTGTGGAGTACTTGGTTTTAATATCCCGAATTACTTTGGCATATTTTAAATCCGCATAACCATGTACATGTATATCAAAATGTGAAGAATGGTAGTCTTTACCGCCGTGTACCTCATGTTGGGCATCAGGAAATTTATTCCGGTAAAAAATGGCATTTTCAACGGCCTTACTGTTAAACCTGACAATAACCCCTTCTTGCTCCTGTTCGAATATTCCTCTTCCTACATATGTTGCTTTCCCTGTTTCTACTATCTTATGAAAACAAGAGCCTATTGCCGCATAAGCGTTAGGCTCTTTTATTCCCGCAAGAACATTAAGAAGGCGTTCTTCTGTATCCCATATGGAATGTTTGTCTCTGAAACGCCGAAAGGCTTCTAAGGAAGTGACACTTATTCGATACATAACTATTGTTTTTTGAATGTAATAGCATAAGATGTGGTAGATGAACGCGCAGGCGGAAATATTGTATATATCTCACCGGTTTCTTCATCTATTTCCGTTTTATTGGTATTTACAAGCTTAAGGAAACTTTCACGTTGCTTTATCTTTTCATCCACTTCTTTCTTTTCCTTGTTCAGTTTATCCCAAACAATGTCATTGCATCCTGCAAAATCATATTTCACAGATGTCTCTTTTACTTGAACAACGGCTCCTTTGTATGACGGAGTTTCGCCTTTTCCGTATTTTTCCGTTTCCTTGATTACTGCTTCTCTTATATCATTGTTTTTCAAAAAAATAGATATGGATTCACCGATGCTTTTCATTTGAATAACGGCTTCTATGGCACTGATTTCTCCATCAAGTACTTTTTGAATAAAAAGGGAGGCTAATTGTTCCTGTTCTGATTTTGTAGCCGGAATTTTGCTAATTGATAATTCTTTACTCATGGTAGGTTATTATTAATTCTGTATTGTTCGTAATTGGCAGATATGATACTTATATCTTCTTGGGCAACCTTGTAACTTTCATTTACAAGGTTTACGAGAGAAAGGCGTTTGCCTTCATTTTTGGCTTTAGTCAAATATTTATATATCCACTCCATCAGCTTCTCGTCGTTAAACTGTTCTTTGTTAAGCAACTTTCGATTGTCTGTAACAGGCGCCGCTTGCATGCTTGTTTGGTTGTATTTTGTCGAATCTTTATCCCAATAAACATCAGCCCCCATTCCTAATGCTTTGCAAGCCACTGATATGGCATCCGTTAAGGCCATCTTGAAACATTCATCCGATGTATAGAGACCGTTTTTCTCATTTGTCACAAATGAAGAACCGCCGATGCCTTGTATAGCCTCGCTCCATTCCCCGTTCATTTTTACAAATAGGTTTATGTGAACGAAACTGGATATTACTCCATTGCCACCATTTTCGTTCCACATTCGGATGATTTCATATTTCCATCCGAAACCACACACTCCAAATTCTTCGGTAAGCCTTTTTATGCGCCACATAGGGTTTATATCAGACATACCTTTCAATCTTCCCGCAGCAATACTTTTTATAGCTTCTTGGGGGACTTTTCTGACGCGGTTGTATAAATCTAAGTTGTTCTCCATAATGTTGATAATTTAACAATATCTTGGCATCCCTTGACTAACGCAAAGAAACATCCTTTCATCTTCGAATTCGTCAGGTGTATAATCATATTGATTACATTCGAGTTCTGCGCGTAACTCCTCAATGTCTTCCTCTATAAGCTGAATGATTTCTTCTTTTGAAGAATAGTCGTATTTGGGAAGATATTCCAAATCACAAGCTTTGACTTCGTTCAGCTCCTTGTACAGTTCTTCAAGTTCATTTTACATTGTATTGTGTTTTTAAACCGCCCGTACAAGGTTAAAGGGAAGCGGTGCGCACTTCGCTTCTCTCACGGCTTTTAGAAGGTCGGCTTTCGTATTGCTTCTTAGCCCCATTGCGTAGCCGGATTGGCATGCGCCAGCATTTTTAGCGCGGGTCAAGAGTTCTTCTTTTAATTCTTCAAATGTTTTCATATGATTGTTATCTTATCCTATCTGGATGTCTTTCCAAATGTCAATAAATTGTTTTGCCGAATATTCCGCAAGTTCGCGTGTTTTATAATAAAGGCGAGACCCGCTACCCGCAAACGCACACGCATTAACGAAATCCGAATCGTCGAAAGCGAAAGAGCAAGGAGACATAATGAAATAGGGATAATACTTGTTCTCATCCGAGTTATCCCAGTCTGCTTTCCAGCCTTCATTCAGAGCTTCCGTAATAACTTCCATTTTATATAACGCAATGAAATGCCTGCGCATGTCTTTGGGTAAATCTGAAAAATCAGGGACACCTTTTCTTCCTGTTTCTTCCATTGCGTCTTCAAACGTTTTGATTCTATCCATTACGTTTTGATTGGCAAATATTTCTTTGCCGTATAGATTTTCAAGCATCTGCTTTCCTTTATTGTCCGCTTCTCTCCAAGCCTTTAAAGCGTTCTTTTTATCTACATTTAAAGTCATAATTGTAAGTTTATAGGGTTATAGAATAAATTGTTTCCACAAATCAATGAATTGCTTCCCGCAATAATTGGAAAGCTTTTCGCTTTTCAAACAAAGGCGAGACCCGCAACCCGCATTCGCACACGCATTAGCGCAAGCCGAACCGCAGAAAGCGAAAGAGGAAGGAGACCCATTAGGCTCGAACCACGGATACCAGCGTCTCACGTTTGCATCGCATACATCAGCTTTCCAACCTTCGTTTAGGGCTTCTATAATTAGAGTCAGCTTTTGGTAAGCAATATCGTGTTCCGTTAAGCCTAATTCCAATAGCCTTTTCTCATCGAGTGGTTCCCTTCCCAACTCGTGGCAAGCATCAAGGTAGGTTTTCACTCTTTCTGTAACGTCTTGTGAAAAGAAATCTTTTCCAAAGGATTCTTCCAATACTGTTTTTAGTTCTTTTGAACCGCTCCGATATAGTTCACGGGCTTTTTGTTCACTTAATTGTAATGTTTTCATATGATTGTTATTAATTGGTTTCAAGAAAAACCGGACTATCTTCACAGACCGCCCGGCTACGACTAAACAAATACTTCATCTGTAGTGAAGATGTTGCGACACCCGGACTCGAACCGGGACGATTTTACTCGATATTGCCGTGAAGGAATTTCACCTATTATCTATATTTTCACGTGCGCCTTCGCAGGTTGAGGTTAAGGCGAATGCTTTTCTGCATATAGTGGCATTCCTTTTATCGTGAACCTCTTCAATCCTTGTGTCTACCATTCCGCCATGTCGCAGTGTTTCCCGGCCAGCACGTGGACGGGACTGTCTACATTAAAAAGCTATCATGAATTATTCACCCTTACAGGCTTTTGTTCCCCTGAACCAATTCGATTGGCAACATCACGTTATTATCAGGGGATTTTCTTAATTTTGTGTCGCCAAACTAAAAATTAAGAAATATGGATTTATCAGAATTAATCAAATGCTACAATATGGAGCATAAGTCTTTGTTTACCGCTTTTGCGGTATCGTTCCCCGTCTTATTTACTGTCTTGTATCTGTACATACCCGAGTTTGCCAACTTGGAGTTTTATGAACAGGTTGTTTTCTCAGCCACTGCATCTATCATTTGCGTGTATATATCGTACCTTTTTGTTGCCGTTGCGTATATAGCGGCAAGAATTCGATATAAACCCCAATACTTATTCCTACTTTCGGGTACCGTCATCGCCTCCTCCCTTCTTATCTTCTTTCCTGCTAATTACAATCTTGGATATAGATATGTGATAAGGATTTTCTTTCTTACATATATCTTCTTCTACGGATTTATTGCATTTGGCTTCTTGATTGTCAGAGCATGCGTGAATTGCTTTGTCTATTATTTTCGTCATCAAATAGACAAAAATAATGCCGCATCCGAACCCGAGAAAGAAAACGAAGAATAGATTAATATAATTGAAAAGCGTATCCATTGCTGTTACAATTTAGTTAGCTCCCGTGGGCGTTCCGATGGTTGCCTTACTACTCTCAAACATCTATTGAGAGCCACGGGATAATTACATATTACTTCAATTTTCTGATTATATCACCGCCATAAGAATATTGAGTTAATTCTATAAACTCATGTACGGTATAAGTATCATTGTCAATGTCTATTCCCTTATTGGCACAGAATGACAGCCTTCCTTGCTTGCACGAACCGGTCAGCACATGATGCCAATGGAACAATTCTTTAGCCGATACCTTTTTAGTAAAGTCCTGAAAATGCTTTTTAAAAGCTTCCAGCCTTTCCTCCTCGGTTGAATCGTCATACAATTTTTCTTGAAGCGAAGCAAAGGCCTCGTGCAATGTTTCTCCATGAGCGAATTTCCCATCCCTTTTTGCAACAAATGTCTCAGTCAATGTAAAGTCTTCGTTCAGTATATATCCTTTAGCTACATTGTCATGAACATGCTTGATAATTGTAGGAATATCATCAATGATATATGCTTTGTCGCCATTGAATGTTTTAATTCCATCGCCATAGCCAGAGCCATAGCCATCGCCAGAGCCATAGCCATAGCCATAGCCAGAGCCAGAGCCATAGCCATCGCCATAGCCAGAGCCAGAGCCATCGCCATAGCCAGAGCCAGAGCCAGAGCCAGAGCCATAGCCAGAGCCAGAGTATATACTAAGAAACTTTCTTATCTGTTCTTCCATACGGCTACCTCCTCAATGGATTTTATCGCTTCATCTGTACAAGGAATTATTTCTATAACCCCCAAAATAGAGATTATCGGTACAACTAATGTAAATTTACAATCATTAGGTCTTTTCGTTCCCTCAACAGCTAATTGGCTGATAGATGCAGCCCCATACCAACACCACAATCTTCGGCAGTCTGTCAATGTAACCTCACTACCATTTTTTTCTTTCAATACTCCGTAAAATACGCCCGCTCTGTCTGCTCTAATAATTACTTTTTTCCCAATCATAATTCTATATATTTAAAGATTAATAAATATTGGCTCCCTTCAACGCAACAATACGTGTTTAGCTTTCAGCGTGCCCGAATTTGACGGGAAGGGAGTATATAATAGTACCAGCGATAATGACGCCCAAACATCATACTTTAACGGTCAACGGACGATTTCCCGCGCTGATACATAGACTACTATTGTAGTATGTTCATTAACTTAATCACGCTGCTGCCTTATGCTCGTATTCACCTCTCAATGAACAGTCTTCGCAATCGGTTGCTTGCACGCTATACATCGCCTCAGCTATGTGTATATATAGATATACTGCTTATCAGCGCAGGCTAATTTTACGTGCCCTGAACACGACTTCATTTTTGAGGGTTAAGTCTCCCATCCCGAATGTTTGGCTCATCGGTTTCGCCTATAATGCTCCCTCTGCACGACTCGAACGTGCGACCTTCGCTAACCGGAAATTACCGGATACTAAACCTTCGAACAAGTAACCATAGCGATGCTCTGCCTGGCTGAGCTAAGAGGAAGGAGCGTTGTTCACACAACGCGGTTTCTTTCTATAAACCTTTCAATGCTTTTCAAGTCGTACCAAATGGTACGTTTGTTATATTGGGAAAATGATATTTCAGCATTGTTCCTTAGTTTTTCCAACAGTTTATCACTGCATCCTAAGTATGCCATTGCTTCCTTAGCGGAGAGCCATAGTTTGTTGACCGGCTCTACCTTTCCTACAGATTTCGTTCTTCCCATAACCTACCAACTTAGACTGTCGTAATATTCTTTGTTATTTAAATAAGTCTTTACGATTTGAGTATCGCTACAACCTTCGCCGAGAGAATCTACAATAACATTGTAAGCCGTTTCCGTCATGTTGTATATGACTTCCTGATTATAATCTGATTTACCTGCGACGCCGAGAAGGAATAAGAAGCCGATAAATCCTATGGTAAATACGGTAATCTGTTTTGAGATTTTATTTGCATTCATAATCTTCTCTTAGCTTAATCTTATAACTTTATACTCATCAATCATTCCTCTTTCCGTAAGTTTGATTTCGATGCCTTCCTTTCTCAAATTGTACTTAGCGGTTTTTGCCGTGTTGAACTTGAAATCACGGGTCTTTACCGTAATCTCACCTCCTATGGGCAATCTCCGAAATGTTTCTGTTAACGTTTCTTTTGTCACAAAACTTGTTTTCTCCATATCATTAAAATGCTTTTACTAATTATTCTAAAATGGTTTTATCAAAACGGTATTATCTATCGTTTGACGATGCAAATATAAATCAAATACGAATTACAGCAATGCAAAAATGAATTAATTTGATTCTAATTTGATTATTTAGAACGTTTATAAATAATTATATTATGAAAGAAGTTGTATTACAAAGAAT